ACCATATTTTATTATCTCCCGGCATCCAATCTTCATCGTCAAACCAAAAGGCATACGCCGCTTCGATAATATCCTCTCCGTCCAAAACCTTGCATAAATCCGTCCAAAAAACATTAAAGGCTACGTATTTATCCCAGCGGGTACATCCTGACGGGAAATTCTTGTTCTTGGTGACTTCCTCTATCTGATCTACCGTCCAATATCCACCCTTGTGTTCGTTGCCTTCCTTGTCTGTGTATTCCATATCGGCAACATCGTGCATGGCAAACTCCTCGTTGTAATGGCATCCGCTCATGGCACCGTACAGCTTCCTTAACGCCAGCCAATACTTTTTAGGCTCTTTCTCTTTCATCGGCTCCAGCACATCCGAAAGAATGCGGGTGCTCTCTATCATTACAGCTTCACCCTTGCCTTTGCCGTACTTTTCTATCAATTCATAAATAGTCATAATCTTTTCCCTTTCTTTTAATTAAGTAGTATGTTTCTTATCTGAATATCCTGCTTGCACCTCTTAGCAACACCTCAAAAATGGCGTCCCCGGTAAGGTTTGCTCCCACCTCCCGCCAAAAATTGGGCTTGCTTTGCTTTCTGATTATTTGAAGCAGCAGGTCCTGCTGGCGAAGGTGATGTTCGTTGTTCTTTTCAATGTCTTTTTGTAAGAGTAAAAGAGCCTTGACACCGTCGTCTTTGCAGTTGCCTATACACTCGTTTAGGTATTTGTCCATGCAATACTTCATAATCTTCTTGTTGCCCATATTATCATTTCTTTCCGCATGACGGGCATTTAACCGTCTTTGCGGGCTTTGGTTTTACAATTACAAATCTTCCCATAACCGATCGTATTTTTTGTTTATATAAGCCAAAAGCAAATCAATCCATAGTGCGGCCAAAGCGCACAGAAAAGAAACAAGGATGCAACGAATAACCGGACCTCCGCATGCAATGCTGTAAGCCAGCGTGAGCCAAAAGCTGATACACTTGCTGCATTTCAGCTTCTCTGATAAGCGTCCTATCTTTCCCGGGTTTACCGGAACAAGTCTTTTCAAAATGCCTGATATGGCGTCAAAAAGTCCCAAATAGATGAACAGGCATACGGAAACGGTTATTATCATTGCATCCCCAATCATACACTACTTGTTTTTGGATGATTTGGTTTCGTTTGCTAAGCTTTCATCTTCACCAAGCAATGCAGCTACGGCAGGCGCAGGAGCAGGGCTTGTGACAGTCAGGCCGAACTCTATTTCCACCGCATTTGTTTTCGTGCAGCAGTCTTGTACGTTGGTAGGACTTACCAGCACATTAGGCGTAACGGTAAGTGTTGCCGATGTGGGTACTGTGGTTGAATAGAACGGTACGGTAATTGAAGTGAACACTGTATCCGTCTGCGGGCATACGTCACAATTGTTGCATCCGCATACGTATGGCAGATAACTTACCGAACCTACCAATTGGATAGACAGCGAATAAAGGTTTCCGCCTAAAGAATCAATAGACTTTAAAACGGCCCTCATGGTCCCGCTCAAAGGATATTGGGCGGTGATACAGATGTTCCGGTTACGACACAGATAATGAATCAGGTCAATGTAATACATTATTGGGGATGGTGTCGTAGTCCCTGTGGCTACGGGGACAAGCTCCAATACGGAGGTTTGTCCCGATTTGTTTTTACAACAGCTCATAATGAATCGTTTTTTTATTAATATTATTCAGCAACGGGTTCCTCTGCTGATTGAGGGTATTTCTTTGGAGCCGGCACCCGGCTCTTCATCTCTTTTACAGAATCAGGCGTTCCTACACCCAGCAGCACATCGAGTTTTGCTTCAATGTTTATCAGCCGTTGTTCCGTAGCTATCAGGAACTTATTGTTTGATACTGCTATCTCGTAAATGGCTTGTATGTATTCGTTCATATTGTTTGTTATTTAAAATATTTGATGATTTGATTTTTTACAAACAGGTTGTCTTTCCATTTAGGAACGCACTCTGTCAGCTTTTGTGCTGTTACCGCTCTTCCCTCGGCAGCATGTTCGTTTACAAAGTCCTGCAATGCCTTTGAAGCTGCATCTGCTTCTTCCTGCGTATCGGCATATACTTTAAAATTTATCTCAAATCCTTTCATAGTGCATTTATTTTAATTACAACGGAGGCAGAGGCGGTGATACTGGAGCAGCACCCGAAGGCGGCATTCCACCTCCTTTTTTCAGGCTTTTCAAAAACTCTATGCCTTGCATGATGTCGTTTTGATTTTCTTTCACCCAGCCGAATATCGTTCCGGCGGTATCCCTTACCTGTTGCATGGTTGTGGGAGGTACAACATCAAACGTAGGCAGTTCTTCCATGTCCTTAGCGAGAAAATCATACAGCTTCTCCGCTTCCTCTACGTTTCCCTTGGCTATCATCAGAGTTTGCATTTTCAGTGCAACCTTACTGGTAGGCTTTATCATTTTCAGCATTTCCATATTGTATTTTTTCTTTCTCCAAAACATAAGTAGCAATGTTTTTTTGTAAAAAGGGAAAGGCTTAGTGCGCCCTTCCCCGATACCGAAATGCAATTAGCCGTTGCAAGGACATCCGCAAGGCTGCGGTGCGCTGTACAATGCTACGGGCTGCGGACACATCTGTGAGCGACCAGTCAAACGGTCAGCCACGATCTGTGCTTCTGCCTGTGCGTATGCGCTTGCTCCTGCTTCCGCCAAAGCGTTAGCCGTAGCGCCTGTCTGAACATTTACGTAGTCAATCATGCGAGGTTGCTGATTTACACGTTCTGCGCGTTCTGCAATAGCCAGTTGAGCCAGTCGGTCAATGTCTCTTTGGTTAGCTTTGCTTCCCTGTGCGGCATAAACGCCACCGAAAATCCAAGCTCCGATACCAGTCAACAAGGCTGCACTACCGATAGTGATAGCTGCAATTGATGTTCCGCTGGGTCTCTTCGCTGTTTTTTCAGCCACCATGAAGTGTTCGTAGGAACTCATGTCGGTTCCATCGGACATGGCTTTCATTGCCATTAAATCTTCTGCTGTCATAGTCATAAAATATTTATTGTTTCAAGGCAGCCCGATGTAGGCTGCATGACAAAGGACGACAGAATCAATGTGCTATTATAGAAGAAACGAGCGGGTTATGGGCAAGTTCGGAGCTAATTTCGTGCAGGCAGTTTTTTACGCTCCACTTATTTATCTTTACATCAAAATGGTTGCGTATCCTGTTTACCGACTGACGGGGTATCTTTGTTTGACGGGATATTTCCTCGTCCGTTAAAAACTGCGATAAGAAGTACACCAAAAGATAGCGTGCATCAACGCATTCTTCTTTTTTACTGTCTATCAGTTCCAATTCTCCAACCCCTGTATGCCTGCATACCGTAGACATCATAATCTGATACAAATCTCCTGTTTTCATATTATTCTGTTTTAAAACATGTAATTATTAAAAACAAAAATCACAACCCGGTGTTATTAAACTCGAAAGCCTCGTAACAACTCGGATTGTGATTGTTGTCTCTTGTGTTCGTTTCGCAGACAGAGAACAAGAGATAGGGGCTTTCTTTCTACTCTAAGCCCCGAAAGAGCGTCAGCTAAAGCCAACTTCTACACTTATTTCTTTTTTATCCTTATGGCAAGCCAAATAACGGCCAATGCAACACATGCAATGTTTAGCATCATGCTCGCACCTCCGTAATTGATTTTAAACCGTTCCCACCATGATAGTTTCCTTTCCACAGGATAAGGCTTTGGCACTTCAATTCTTCTTATCTTTTCAATGAAGTAAGGTATCTTGACCGTCACCGTAGATTGGGGATAGATGCCTAATGAGTGGTTCAATATCCCCTTATTCCAAGACGCATAACTATAAGCATACGGGTTATGCAGGAATGACACAGTATCGGCAACAGACACGCTGTCTTTATAAGGTATTAGCTTCTCCTGAAACGTTGTATCGTGGTAGACTATACTGTCAAGCACTTTGGTTTCAACAGGCACATAGATCGTCCTCGTTCGGCACGAAGCAAACACGAACGCCAGCAGCATAGCCAGCAATCCAACAGACGCCCAAAACAATAGATTTCTTAGTTCTTTCATAATTTTTCCCAGTTTTCTTTTAACCATGTTATTTCATCATCGGTAAGTGTACGATTAAAGAGAAGAATATCGCCATGACAACCGACAAACTCTCCAGTAATCTGTCCTCCTACTACTAATACTTCACCGTCAGACGAATCACCGAAAGATATAGGATTTCCGTTATAAGATTGCTTTGTCTGATAAGTTATGCCACTTTTATTTCTTAAATCGTCAATTTTCGTTGATTGTGAAAATGAAAAGGTTTCACTATTTAATGAAGAATTGATTTTTTCAAAAGTAAATGCACAATTAGGCCAAATGTTTCCCTTATTAGCAAATACTCTATTCCCGTCATTCTCAAACCACGTCCTATCAGCAATAATAGTATAATCACTCAAGATAGGAAGTCCATAAGCAACCCCATAAGAACTACCATTATAACATAACTGGTTGGGATAGTCGGGAATTTGGGTAACAGTAACTTTAGAGTCTTCTTTTAATGAGATAGAAATTCTTGATAATGAACTTGATGTCTCCGATTCCGATCCGGGGATTGTATATATTCCATCTTTAAATACATGAATTTCCTTTTGCGTACCATTATCAATGTAGCCCAGCCTTAAATATCCGACTTTATCGCTGAAACCCTTAACTTGTACATTAATAGAGTTAGACTTGGTACTGTATAAGGTAATATTTTTAACACCAGCGGTAGTAAACACGACTTGCTCAGGAGAAACCTCATCTGAATTACTATTAGCCCATTCCGTAAAATCAGCATGATATAACCCTATCCCGCTATCCAGTTTCCCTTTAAACTTATAGAGAAACAAATCATGTCCATTGGCACTGAAATCTTTAGCTTTAGAGGTAGGGAGTTGAGTAATTTTAATATTGCATTCGCCGACAGTATGAATCTCAAATCCTAATCTAAAAGATTCGGTAATATGTATTTTATTAATGCCGTTGTTAACCCACTCACCAATCCACTTATCTTTATTACTCCAAATAATTCTTATTTGTTTATTTTTTTTAATACCTTCTGCATATAAGTACATATCAAAAGTAACTGGAATCTCATGGTTTGTACTAAGAAAATAGTTTGTAGTAATACCTTCTGTTACATTGATTGTTTGTTTATTAAAAGTAAATTGTGCATTAGTAAAATTTGGTATCCATGTTGTAAAGTCCTCCGCATAGCTTTCAATCACATCATATTCAGTCAGTCCTTGCTTGCGAGGAGAATACCAGCAAACAATACTTTCTTTGAGACCGGACGGCCATGCAAGCCTATTACCGGAACGATCAGCAGGCAGCCCGATAGTAGAAAGGCCCAAAGAGGGCATCCTAAATTCAGGGATTCGGATAGGAGGAATATTGATTTGTTTCATTGTTACCCCTCCTTAACAACCTTAGCTTCCAACACTTCCGTAAACGATTCAACCGACACATTAACCCCTGCCGGGACATCTACATTGAAAATCAAGTTGGCACTACCGTTGTACGGGCCATAGCCGCCTACGTAGATTGCATCCATGCCGTCAATGTTAGCATAGATATTTAGCGCACCTGCTTCTTGTCTCTTCACCTGTATGGTAACAGGCCCTTCGGATGCGAAAGATGCTACGTACTTGTTTTCCTCGTTTTTGCTGAATGATAAATCTGTTGCTGCCATAATGCTTTTATTTAATTGTTAATAATTATCTTATGTAATTACGATTCAAATCCCAAATATTTCATAATACCCCACACATGAAGCGAGACAATAGCCCTTTTACCTTCCTCGGACAACAAGAACTCCACATCCTCCCTATTATCCTGGAACAGATTCTCAGTAAGAACAGCCGGGCAATTCGTGTGCCTCAGTATGTAAAACTGTGATTCTTTGTCCGGATCACCATCTGCCATATCCTTGCGCATGTTCATTCCCGGCAAACAGTGTTTAGCACCCTCGTACAGACAAGTAGCCAGTTTATCAGCCTTTGTTTTGCCAACACTGGTCCATGCTTCCCAACCGCGGGCAGACATCCAATCACTTCCATTACCGGCAGCATTGCAGTGAATAGAAACAAGTATAGCTTCAGAAGCTTTATACTCATTCACTTTCCGGCAACGTTCGGATAACGGCACATCTATTTCTTCTTTTACAATTCGTTCAGCGTCAATTCCGTTCTTTCTAAGCTCCATCATCAGACGTTCAGCTATCTCACGAGTATAAGCATACTCCCTCAACCGGCCGTCCGGAGAACATTTGCCAGAAGTGTTACTGCCATGCCCGTTGTCAATCAAGACTTTCATTTCTTTTCCTCCTTATCCTTCGTTATTATCTCGCTAACATCTTCCTTATCAACATTAAAAACCTTTTTGCAGAATATGCCCAAAGCCTTTAATACATTGAAATCATACCCTTTAGGCTTTAATATGTTGCTTATAATAGAACAAAACTCTATAAAGCACACAAAGAGACAGGAATATATATCAATGTTCCACTTGTCCCCGGAAGCAATGTTTATCATCACAACCATGCAGACAAAGGCAAAGTAAGTTACCATTTTACCCATAGTACGGCGTATGGCTCCGGAGAAACGTACTTCCTCATTCATTAATAAACTCTTCCTAACTCCAAACGCCAAATCGCAGATAATAACTGCAAATGATACTATCAGCCAAGGTATCATGTGTTCCAATGACCGTACAATAAAGCTGCTTGCTATCATCGCAAATCCACCCGGTATGCTTTGGGTAACAATGTTTTCTTTCATTTTATCGTTATGTTTAAATTTCTTCCTATCTTTGTGTCACGTACAAACTGTAAGCGTAAATTTTATTAATCAGGCAGACTTTAGTTATCAAGATTACTGTTCGTATTGCTCGTCTGCCTTGCCCGCCTTATTCGTGAGAACATGGCGGGTTTTTTATCCACATACTTTTTCGTTAATCTAATCCATTTCTTTTTCTTGTTTGAAATTATTCATATATTTGTATCATTCATAGTATCAGAACTAACTACTGCATCCCCGTTTGGCTCGTGAGAGTGGAACGGGGGTTATTATTTTGTTTATCATCTCTCTTGATACGGTTTACCAACATTATATTATTCCCATGATTGAGTGTAAAAATTGAAATCCCTTGAAAATATTGTCTGTCTATCCGTATCTCCCTGAACTTCTGCGTATATTGTTATATTCACAAAATTGGTATTATCGCTACCTACACCTCCGCTTGAATCGGTTGGACGAGATATATTCGTCTGTTTAGAACCCGCGTATATGGTAGTAGTCGATCCTCCGAAGTCAAATATGTAGCCGCTTGCTTCTGAATCGTCTACCTCTACGAAAAACTCTACCCGAAGAGTGCCGCTGGTCTCGTTTTTAGGAGAATATCTTATATAATCAATAACATAAGCGTAAGAGTGTCCGTAATTAGGATCAGTTCCGTATCTTTTTTCAAAAACAACAGTAACGTCTGACGGAGAAAGCGTTATGCCCTTGGTTATTATAGAAAGGAATTCCAGTGTAAACTCTTTATATCCAATATTTGATGTAGGACATAAATAGAAAGATTCGGGAAACGTAGGAGTGTCATTCGGTTCGCCTGTAAATCCTTCTGAACACAGCAAGGCAACAACGGCTACTCTCTCGCCTTTTTCCCAATTATTATGTACGGGGAGTGTTATTTCAAATTCATTAGAACCGGAACTTTCAAGAGGCTGTGAAACCGTTTTCCATAAAAGATGGTTCCTTGTCAGGTTTTTAATACCAACGCCTATATACCAATGCTGCCTTGTAGGAAACAGCTCCCTTACTAACACATTATAAGACGGCTGATGCATCCCCTCTGCGGAGCTATCTATGTCTATATAAACCACGCGACTATTGTCGTTGTTGACATAAATATTAGACGGAAAGGAGACCGTAACAGGAGGAATAGCATCAGTGTAATAGCTCTTAAAATCCGAAAGTCTAAAAGGCTGATATTCTCCGCCTGCGGGTAGTTCATACGTCCATATCCTGTTTCCTCCAAAATTAGAGTTTCCTGCTTGAGGTATGTTCAATCCGTAACTTGCGTCTTGGAATTCCCTGTCTGTAAGGTCAAAGTTTTTTGTATATCGAACGGGTTTGCGTTTTGCCCACATGTTGATGTTAGCCCTCGTTTGGAAGAATGTTATCACCTCGTTAGTGACACTTCCCCCCGCAGCGTTCAGTACGTCACGTACATTACCAGCAAGGTTGACATTGGAATCAGGTATAATAGCCATATCATACCTCCTTCCGTATAATGGTGATACCACCAGTAACAGCAATAGACATATCACTGTCACCGTCAATCTCGTAGTCTCCATGTACGACCCTGTCCGCTTCATATAGGCTTTCATCTGCATAGCAATTCCAATTAGAGGATTTTACCCCCCCCCCACGCAAGTTGTTGATAACCAATAGATTACCAACAACTAACAAATCAACCTTTACCTTTTTCATGACACAACCCCTTTCTGATTACTGAACCATTACTTCTTGGATTTTGATTATATCATCTACCTTGAAGTCATTGCTGGAGATGAATTTACCGAAAGCATCTTCTGATAGTTTTTCATACTCCAATTCATGCTTTCTTTCCGTTTCTTCTTTCAAACACTCTTCCAACTTCTTGTAGTATTCGTTGAAGAACTTGTTGATTTCCCTACGCTCATCTTCTGTCAGAGTGGTTTTATCGCCATCCTTTTGCCATTGCTGGGCTTTCTTCTGCATTTCCTCGAAGTTTTCCCCCTTTAGTTTTTCCTGCGCGTCTTTCTGAAAATCGTCAAAGTCGGCCGCAATAGGTTTGAGCTTTCTTACTGCCTTAATCACAATGAACTTATCCTTATCTTCCATTTTGGTAAGTTTGCTATCATTAAGGAGCTTATATACCGACAGAACGGTATTCGTTGTCATTTCATTTTTTGATTTTTTATTTTCGCTCATTTTATTATTCTTTTAATGGTTGTACAATTACAATGAAACAGGCTGTGCAGTAGCTATCTTGGCTTTCGTGTCAACAATAAAGGTATTGACGGCCGCGGTGATATTGCACTGCTCCTGCTTGTCTCCCACGTTATGGTTGATGCTCAGGTTCTCGTTGCCGTAGCTGTTGAAAGTAGCCACCCCTGAGCCGTCCTTCCTTACTTTTCCTGAATTGATATTACCCACAAAGCCGTTGCTTATCTCGGCCTCCGCTTCAATGTCATAGACCTTAGATTCGTCTACGGAGTTATTCACTCTTACTGTTGCTTTCACTAACTTTTCATAAGCCACTTTTTCAGTAGCGGTTGTTGATGTACTCATAACTTTTGTTTTTATTGGTTTACTATTCTACTATTTCAATCTCTTCAATCTCAAAGAAGTACGTGTAATATCCTTTGAACTCACAGAACCCTTTTGCACGATTTTCCTGCATGGTACTATCGTAATCAGTTCCTTTCTTGAATGATTCAATCATTCTTTCAAGAGCATTGTCCGCGTCCTCTGACCTCAAGTAATATTCCCTGTCGTACAGTTCGTCAACACCGATGTCAGGTGCGTGGTATCTGCTTAAAACTAAGTATGCTTTCATGCTATTCTATTATTATCATATTGTCATTTGCATCAACTTGCATCGATGCGATTTTCATTTGTGAAAGGCCGATGATTCCCAGTATCTCTATCCCGGTCTCACGCTCTATGCTGTTTCTCACGCCTGATATGTCGGTAATGAGGAACTGCGGAATATCTTTCCCACCAAACCGCACAAGCGTATTGCAGTAATACACATCTTCCATTTCACCGCCAGCACCAACAAGAGAGCCGGGGTATTTGCGTCCTCTCACGATGTCGAACTTCTTTACCTTGTCCTCGGCAATAAGCCCAACACTCGCACCTGTATCAATAAGGAAGAAGCCTTTCTTCCCGTTTACCTCGGCTTCAATGATAAGCCGCTTGTCTGATAATGATTTGAACTTTTTCATGGTCTATTACATTAATAATTCTGTATATCTACTGTTTGAGATAGTGTTTGTCCATTGATTACGACAGTTACATTCACTTTCTTTGCTCCGTCAAAATTGGATATTTGAGAACCAAGATATGACTTGCCGAAACTAAGGTAGGTATCGGCGTCAATGTACTCGTTGTAAGTAAATGTGTTTATAACAGATTCATACTGAGTATATATAGTAACCTTGATATTGGCCGATAATCTACTGTTGGTATTATTGTATATCTTGCAGTTTACAGATATTACCTTTGTTCCTGTGCTAATCTTAGTAGCGCTTAATTCTTTTAACTCTACTGGTGGCGCGTAATTCTTCAATGTAACCTCACCGTATGTGAATGTTAACGGCGTGAAGAAACCGGACGTAGGAGCCGTACTTGAACCTACATCCTTAACGCTCGAAACAAAGAGGAATGATTTATATTTTCCGGCAGCATGGCGAACCCTGTCAAATACGAATATAGCATTACCCGGATAATTGCCTATTGTTGGGTCATCGGCGACAGAAGCGTTACCAGTAGCCATATAAAACTCTGTACTACCAATCTTTAGCAGTCCGAGACATAAATAGCTATTTCTCCAATCACCAACTACACTACCTCCCGAATTAATATAATGGAGATCGGCTAATGTAAGGTTGTATTGCTGAGACGGTTGTACGTTAACAGGAACCGTTATTGAAAAGGCGGTTGTGCTGTCAGCCATCATTACAGCGTCATTATAAGGTAGATATGGTTGTACAGCTTCAGTATAATATCCCCTGAAATCTTCAAGTCTTAGGGGTTCCGAAGTGCCACCGATTGGAGGTATATAGGCAAAATAAGGAGTACCACAATTTCCAGCAAGAGGCGAGCCGTTACGGACATAATCAGCCATGTAATTGACATTGTCCCAATACGGCACATTAGACAACCCCCAGTTTCTTGAACTGCGCTCATTATCGGTTACGTTAAAGTTTTTCGGGTATTTGAACGGCTTATACTTCGCCCATTCTCTAATATTTGCATCCGCCGTAAAAAAGCTTGGCGCATAATTGATATTAACATTACCCCCTGCATCTCTCAGCACCGCACCGATGTTGTTTGACAGGTTAATATTGGTATCGGGTATTATTGCCATTATGCTGCCCTCCTTTCCAGTTCGATAATACGGTTTTTCATATCCTCATTCTCGCGTTTTAATCTTTCTATCTCTGTTTCGTGTCTGCCAAAATCCTCTATCAAAAATCTTTGGAAATGCTTTGCGATGCTTACTGAAAAAGCGTATGCCGTAGTGGCATAGTCCATTGTAAGGCCTTTGTCGCTATCTCCTACAAGCTCATTCATCATAAGCTGCGTGTATTGGGCAGACCCTCCGATATTAATTCTGTCGTTTCGGTTATCTCGCCATGTGTAACGCCACAGCGGAGCATTAACCACATAATCAAGAGGAAGAATAAAGCACTCTATGATATTTTTTTTAGTTTCGTCAGACCCGTACATCGTTATTCCGCCATAGGCGAGAATATCGCCGCTGCATGTTACTCGATTGCCACTTATTCGTAGCCATTGGGCAGCTGCTTTTCTGTCTGTATTGGCAGTCCCTAACCATATCTCACTACTTGTATTAAAGCCTATTCCAAGAGGAATAGTACCTGATCGAACAATCGAATAGCAGCAATAGTTATCATTATTAGGAGCGCATGCGTTATAAGCAGCACTGTATGAATCATCAGCATAGTGATCAATACCTGCTGAGTACAAGTCAGACCTGATCCAACTTCCAGAAGTTATTTTACCAGGACAATACGTATCTCCATTCCCATCCAACAGCGTTAAAGTTCTTGTAACCGACGCAAACGCACCTGTGTATTGCCTTACATAGATAGGTTCTGTGCCGTCATCAGCTGTTGCAATCTCTACCCAGCCTTGATTTGACGGGCCACCGCACCTAATACGGAATAAATCATTATCTGCCATTTGCTGGTATAGCAAGTTGCGCTCGTTGCCGCCTGAAATGTAATCAAAGGAGATAGCTCCGCTGAGCCCAATATTTCCATTGACATGGAGTTTTTGGCTTGGCGATGTAGTGCCTATGCCGACGTTGCCGCCACCCACACAGCAACTTAAGTTATTAGGAGAATCAAGCTGCAAATACAGAACACTGTTATAATTATTTATCTCACTACGTCTTTCACTATCATTTCCGTTGTTATCTGTCTCAATGCAGATATTAGCAAATTTAGCCCCTCCTGTTACATTGTTTGTTCCGTCAAAAGGCTTACTGAAGATATAGCGAGGGGTTTGCAGCTTGGTGGCGGACGCTACATTGTCTGTAAGCAAGGCATTGGTTCTGTTTACGTCCGAATAAGATGTTTTGGGAGAAACGGATTGATTTTGAATAGTATATGTGGACGTCCTTAATACAGGGTTGGTAAAGCGATCTACATAGAAATCATATACCGCACCTCCTCTGACATATACATATTCGGTAGACGAATTAGTTAACTGTCCTAAACCTCCAACACAATGTGCACCTTGAGCGCCTGCTCCATCTTGTATCTCATTTATTACTCTACGGACGGATGTCCATCCCCAAGAAGAACCATTAACGGTGTAATCCAATATTAATGACATACGTTTGTCTTCTCTGCCATTCCATGACCCGGGAGCATACGTATTTCCTTGTACTCTAATTCTTGTTTGCAGAGAATTATCGATACTCATTGTAACAGGATACCACGTATTGTTATCAAGTCCTGTTGTATCTATGCTCACCTTATGATAGCTTTCAAAAGAATAGTAATGATACCCATCTAATAAATCCGCATCCAGCCCTGAACCTGAACCGTCGTTGCCGGCATGCCAAACTTTATAATTATTAGACCCTAAAAGAATATTTACGTCTCCGCTTACCCAGTCTTGATTAATATCGGTTTTAGCTATTCTTAGGTTACCGTCTCCGTCTGTGAAGTTAATTCCAATTCTATTGGAACCTGCGTTGTTAAAACTGATAGCAGACTTGGTTCTTGGAATAGATATAAGGTCAATGCCAGAATCTGCATTAAATAACAATTTTCCTGTCATCGTATCCCCTGCCTTGTTGACAAAAAATTCGTCACACTCACTCTTGCTGTATACTGTTGTGTTTATCTCGTGCTTCGTATAAGCATCCGTAATCCCATATCCCCCCAGCGTAGTAGGATGAGAGGACAACTCACTGAACGAATAACTCGGCTTGTTCGGCTGCTTGGCCCAAGAATACACGTCACTTGCTGGCAATGTGGTGGGGTAATTAGGCAATGTAATAAGCTTTGTTTCCTCGTTCGGGGAATATGTTGTGCCGTTAAGGATAATCCCGTCTACCGAACCACCTCCAACACCGCCTATTACGCTTAATACACCACCCTCTTTGGATAATGTGGTTTCATCTATCGGAAGCGCGTCAAGAATGGTTGATGCCGTATGACTGCCTTGTGCAAACATGGTAAGACTACCTGTCAAAATCAAATCACCGTCTAACTCAACCACTCCGTCAGAATGCTTCTTCACAAGTATATCACCGATATTCAAGCCATTTATAAACGACTTGATACCTGTAATGTCCTGTGCACCTGATTTGGTTACGTAATCGGCTAATAGCCCGGATATGTCGTTTTTGGTGTATGCGTCTGTGATGCCATAGCCCGCAAGGGTGGTAGGCTTATTCTGTATCTCACTGAAATTATAGGTCGGTTTGGTGGCGCCTATCCATGAGGGTTTGTCCGAAACATTCTCCCAATTGGTAGGGAACACTGACGGTTTACCGCCAATTTCATCCCATGAGTAAGAGGGCTTTGTACTACCTATCCAGCTGGGTTTTCCTGATATGTTGCCCCATTCAAGCGAAGTCGGATAATTAGGCAAGGTGATTATTCCGTCCTCATTAGGAGTGTAAGTATCACCGTTAACCACTATACCATTGGCAGTACCCTTTCCACCTGTTGCGACAAGTTTTCCGTCAACCCACTGTATTGTCACACCGTCTATTGGAAGACCTTCGTAGATTGAAGGTACTTGAACGTCTGCGCCTGCGTACATGGTTACTCCGTAGGCGGTAATCAACGGTTTGGTTAGGAACAAGTATTCCTTTCCGTTGTCGTCAACCCTCTCTTCAAGGTTTCTGTCCCAAACGACTTTGTCGAGCTTCTTTCTATATTGTTTGCTTAGTTCGCTTTGTGATGAAAACTTATTATTTACAGATGTTTCAATCTCACTAATCTGTCCTTGTATTCTTTCAAGGGTGCTTGCGCTTGGCTCATTATTAAGAGTTACTTCAAATGTCGGTATTAACCCTTCTCCCTCTTTTATAGAGAGAGACTGTATTATCACGTTCTCATGGTCTATCCCCATTTCGGGATCATTCACAGTAAGCCGCTTACCTTCCATTATTTCATTATAGAAGTTAGCGTTTCTTGCCATGAAAATCTCGTCAACGCCTATATTGTAAGAGTAGTTTGTGCTGCTGTATTTGGCAAGATACTCTTTAGCCCTTTCCAATAACCTGTTTTCGGCAGCACGAATATATTCTTGTGGCATAAGTATGTTCAGAAGAACAAACTTGTCCCCGGCTTTCATGTTCCAGTCCTTGTTAGGAACTGTGAAATTATCTGTATCCGCTTCTTCGAGGGTGTTTCTTCCGAGCGTAAGGGTGTAGCTGCCATCCGAAGCCTTGACTATTTTGGCAATAGCGAAGGCATACCCTTGCAATGCACCGCTTTTCATGGAAAGCTGCGCTTCTGGCATATAGCTTTCGTTTAAGTCAAATCCCAAGTCATAAAGCTGTACCGTAAAAGTGGGTTGCGTTTCACTTGTTATTGCGTCAACACTCTTTATCTCGTCAATAGCCTGTCCGGCAGAGTTCTTCATCCCCGTAATAGAGGGATAAATATCGTCATAGGTTATCACGCCTTCGCGAATCCCGTATTTGGCGATAGCCTCGTTTGACGCCAGCACAAAGTCGGTAACTCCGTCAGTCTTAAAACTTGGCAGCATAAGACGAAGAGGAGATAAGGCGTAGTTGGCGGGGAGAACACTGTCAGTCCATTCAGGCTTTTTCGGATAACTGTAATCAAGGTTTCTTGTGCCACCATAGGCTCGTAACTTAGTTACAATCCCTGTGTCCGCATCAGATATTCGTTCAATCTCATATAACCCCTTACCTTTGCCGTATTCAAAAACATTATTCACTACCGGTTCCGCACCGCCAATGGTAACGCTTCTTCCTTTTACGAAATAATTCAGCTTGTATTCTGTGTTTACAAGAGAAAGAGCGCTCCAGCAGTTTTGGTTACTCATGGAGATGTTCTTTTCCTCGCTGTCTACGCCATCTGCAAGGGTTATGCTCCATACACCTTTCCCGTACATGGCGTCCAAACATGCCTGTATTCTTTCTGCAAGATACTTGACCGTTCCGGTAAACTCAACAACTAAAGGAGTAGGGTAGACTATTCCGTTGTCGCTGGGAACAATATTGCGCATCATGCACCTTTCAAGTTCGTATTTCAGAGAAACGAAATTAAGGTCATAACTGTATTGATGCTTTGATATTTTCTTTACCGTAGGAAGAAGCTCCAGTTCAAACCATTCTCCTCTATAATCTATGTAATCAAATACGTCAAAGTTGATTTTGACATCAGATATAAAAGTTGATGTGCACGCGCGTTCCGCCATGAAAACCCCGGTGTACTCCAGCTTATCCAGTACACATCTGACTGTTTGTCCGTCCTTGCTATATACCGTAAACCGTCCCATTAGATCGAAAGTGTTATTTGGGTTTGAGGGTCAGTAACCCGGAATGTAACACTGAATGTCAACACATCTCCCTCGTCAGTCTTGCGAACGAAAAGATCCGGTTCTACGGATTTGCAGTAGACGCCCTGCCTGCCTATCTTGGTGTAGGTGTCGTAAACCTTAAGCTCTGCACCGGAATTGTCTTTGCCGGAAAGGTAATCCAAAAAGCCAATCACCTTTTCATTAGCTGTATCCATTTCTCCCTTGTATGCAAATTCCACGTCAAGTTCATAGGCTTGCATGTAAAGTCTATCAGGGATAAATGTATCCTCTCCGTCCTCGTCTTTCCAGTCTCTCTTCGGCAATTCTTTAGTTTCTCCGTAAACAGCAAACGGAAAGTCCTTGCACACAACTCCCCATTGGGACTTTGTATCAATAACAGGACTTCCCGGCTTACTCTTTTGAAAATAGATACTGTAAAGCTTTGCCATGTGTTATCTTGAGTTTGTGTTGTAAAAAAACAAAAAGAGCCAACTAACGGGAATACCGTTAATCAGCTCTTTGGCTTGTTCAATGTTGATGCAAATATATAGAATATATTCTAAATAATCAACAAAAACATAGAAAATAGATGATTTTTATCGTTTCTGCTTATGATTAATAGCCAATACTATCCGGCCATATAAATTTCATTTGCCCGGAGTAACTATTTTCATGTATGGATTTATCATGCGTTTCCCTTTCAGCGTCTTTTCAAGCTCATCTATTCTTTCGTGCGCCATCTGTAAATCTTCGGACAGGCGCAATAATTGTCTCGCAAGGGAAACATTCTCTTTCTGCAATTCGTATATTTTTTCTTCCATGATGAAATATTTGTTCAGATATTAATAATAGGGTATAGTTATGGCTATCGGGCATTTGAACCGACTGCTAATTTATTAAATAGCGCGATTAGTATTTCCTCATGCAGCTTACGAATAAGGCTATAATAGATATAATAATACCTATGACGGAAAGTATTAAATTCCAATTAACAGGATTATGCAAGTTTGGATTAACGGCAAGGTAATGCTTTCCCTCTTCGGTGAGTTTGACACTCCACACTTGACCGCCAACCAAATAAGAAGCCTTTACCAACCCTTTTCTTTCAATGGAGCGAACAGATGCGGCAAATACATGCTTCGGATATGTAACAGGACATTCTCCGCCAAATTCCGAAACAATCCTAAATGCTTGCTTTTCCTCCTTTGTAAGTCTTATTCGCTCCATAACCTGCTCGTTTTCTGCAAATTTACTAAATACTACGCAAATATGTGTTGTTGCGCTATACTATTTTATAGGCGAAATCTTTCTGTCAGAAGGTTTCCCACCGAACAACTGATTGATATAAGCAAGTCCTTTGGGCTTACAAAGTACCTTTTGATATAATATGTCGGGGTGGCTGTCTCTGTGTATAGGCGGTAACAGCGTCATTTCAAAATACCCTGCGTCAATGTACTTTTGTTTCGGTTCGTTCCTGTCTTTAAAGAATACGCCCACTTCCTTTAGCTTTTTAAAAAGGGTGTTTCTCCCAAAACCGAGGTTGAGAATCTTTGCGGCTTGACCTATGTCTACTTTGCCCTCTGCTTTGAAAGCGGCTTCGGCAAAGTCGGCTTTGGGTTTTAGTTTGGCGTTCTTCTCTTCAAGCTGCTTCTTTTCTTGTTCTAATCTCGCCTTTTCCTCACGCTCATTTTTTAACTGTGTGGCAAGGCTGATAACAAGATCAGGGTTGTTTATCATCTGCTCCAAAGTTGGCTGCATGGCGGTCATGCCGTATTGGAGAAGCTCTTTGATGCGGTCATTGCACCATAAATAAAAATCAGGAGAAAGCCATTGAGAGAAGATCAATGCCAAATCCTCATGTAACCATGTACCTTGATTGTTACCTCCTTGATTTACAGTAACTAAACCCGTTGCGGGAATTCCCGTTTTGGCTGATAATGAGCTAATTAACTCATTTGTCTGTTTTGTTGACAAAAAGTCATTACAGCGTTTTCCAAACGGTTTGGCCATTTCGGTGGCGTTCACCATTACACTATCGCCTTTCTGAAAGGTAATAGGACTTCCATTGTATTGGAAGATTTGATTTTCATTCAAGTGTCGCATAAACAATGAAAATTAAAAGTTAATAATATAAGAAGAAAGCAGAGGCTTTCTCCAAGTTGCGACACTTCCATATTGGCTTTGGGGCGAAATATGTACGGAGAAACCTCTGCTTATATTTTGGGCAGTAGTTCAATATAGGGCATAAAAAATCCCCAATCCAAATATGTATATAAAAGTGTCGCACTGCAAAGATAGATATAATCTTTGAAAGCGCAAACTTCTTATTAGAAAATCAACTACTTTCATGTATTTTCTATGTTTTTGTGCAAATATATAGAAAATAGGTGATTTTCTCAAGTGATTCGGATAATAAAAGGGTGGATGTGTTTTATAACATACAATAGTTGTTACAATAAATCATAAATAAAATAATATTTATCAATATAAAGTTGTTAACTTTGCCGCACATTAATTAACAAAACAAATGCTTTATGAAAAAGATTTTATTATCTGCAATCTGTTGTGTGTTACTTAGCGGATGTGCAAAAACGTTTTATTCGGAGAGCGTAAGCATGTTGGACTTTAGGAAATACGCAGAAAAAGGATTTATTATTAATCCAACATCTTCCGGAGTAAATTTTAAACCCCTATCAATGATAAATGTAAGTTTTACGTCCGGCAAGAGTATAAACGTAGAACTAAAAGGGAAGAATGGGATAATAGAAGAGATTGATAAATATACAAATAAGGTTTTAGGATACAAGGCTACGCCCGAAAGAATGATGGATAAAATAGTAGAAGAGTGCAAGAAAATCGGAGCAGACGGCATTGTGAACTTTGATGTAAAACGAGTTAGAACCGATAAGTACAATAATGGATATTGGGAAGTTTCAGGAATAGCAATAAAACAAGTCAAATAAATATTAGGTATGAAAAAAGTTATTTTGTTTCTATTTGTCGCCATAGTAGCGACAAATATGTGTTTTGCGCAAAGCAAGTTTGAACCACAGGTCAAGGTTGGATATGATTTAGGTATTGACGATGACAAAAACCAGTCTTTTGGAGCAGAGTTTCTCGCTGGATACAGGTTTAATGAAAACTTTAGATTGGGAGTCGGTACGGGCGTATCTTGGTGCAAACATTTGTATGAGAAAGCTGGTGTAAGCCCGATTACGGATAAGTATTATAAGGACTATAAAGAAACCGCCTTATACGTTCCATTATTTGTAAACGGAAAATTTAACTTTATAAAAGGAGGTATTTCTCCTTATTTATCTCTTGATTTAGGATATACATTTTTTATTTCATGTTCAGATTATGCAGACGAAAACGATTTAGGTTTTATGGCTAAACCTGCATTCGGTGTTGACTTCCCGGTTATGAATGGAAATATATTCGTAGAACTTGGATACAAATATCAGAAGAGAGATTGGCCCCTTATTGAGAAGGCCGATTATTCACAATTATCAATAGCAGTAGGTTATTCATTCTGACAATATTTAAATTACATCAGGTCAAGCGGAGGAAACTCCGCTTGATTTGTTTGTGAGAGAAAGTTATTCTGTATTAATAAGTAATCTATTAAAAACTAAACATTTAGATTGGTGCCACTTCGTTGTATGCTATTAAACATGTATAAAAAAATAAGTGATTTATTGCAATATAAACTTTAGTCGCTATATTTGCATCATAATTACGCTCATGGCTACGCATACCCGAAAGCAGCTTCTTGCCGCTTATCCTTAAATAATGGGTATGCCGACCCCTGGGCATTTTTTATAAATAACCATAATGAAAAAAGACAACAACTTCCCACCTGTAAAGGTTGCCGTATTGGTAGATGGCGGTTTTTTTATAAAAAGATTTAATTATCTTTATAATAGCGAAAAGAAGATGAGCGGTTCAGAAGTAGCGGAGAGGCTATACACAATGTGCATGAAGCATGTGGGAGACCGTAATACACTTTATAGGATATTCTACTACGATTGCTATCCATTGGATAAAAAGGCGCATAATCCGGTATCTAAGAAAGCGATAGATTTCAGTAAGACGGAAGAATTCAAGTTTAAGAACGAGTTGATAAGTGCACTTAAACAGAAAAGGAAAGTAGCCATACGGATGGGGGAGTTAAAAGACAATCATAATTGGCAGATACGTTCTTCCAAAGTGAAAGATTTGTTGAATGGCAAAACAAAAATTGAAGATTTGTCAGATTCCGATGTGTTTTTGGATATTAAACAAAAAGGAATAGATATGAAAATTGGGATTGATATAGCTTCGTTAGCTTTAAAAAGATTTGTTGATACTATTGTTCTTTTCTCGGGGGATTCTGATTTTGTCCCGGCTTCAAAACTTGCAAGGAGAGAAGGTATAGATTTTGTATTAGACCCCATGAAGGCGAATGTAGAGCCTCAATTATTTGAGCATATAGACGGAATATATAATGCGACACCTTATAGAGATAGGGCGAAAAAGAAAAAATAATAATAGGAGGATATATGGATTTTTTAAGCTTAGTATATACAATAGGAACCATTATCACAAGTGGCATACTTATATGGTTTAAAACCAAATCCGGGAAGAAGTGGTTAAGAGAACTGTAATTATGGAAGGTTTGTTAATCGTTTTGGGAGGTTCTGGAGCTTTAGCCTTTTTATTTGCTCTTTGGCTGAATACTCGAAAAGACAAGAAGTGGCTTGCAAGCTTATAAATTGACTGTTATTTAGATAAAATAATAAAGCCAGACACTACATCTGGCTTTTTCTTTGCAATACATCTCCCTCGGTTTCTACTACACAGTCCTCTCCATGAATATATACATATACAGAGGCTATTCCTCTTTGAATTACGTTTACCTTTGCCCGGTCATACACATTAATGAATATCTTGCAATATTGAGAACAGTCAATAGTCACTTCGCTATCATGACGGACATACAAATCACATATAGAGAAACCGTCAAATAGGAGAGTACCTTTACATCTTCCGTTCAGTACGGCTGTGTGGCTCATATTTCGCTTTTGTATATCTTCATCAACAAATATGTTGTTTCTGTGAAGAATATCCTTATCGAAGTTTTCCTTTATGAAAGTATTGGTAGGATACCCTTTGTCTATACAGAAATCAATCCCATGCAAATACTTGTCAATTAACGCTTGTTGATCGGGAGAACCCCATTGTTCTGTCCATTCCGTACATAATCCCAGCGATACTGCTTGGTTGAGTAATATTCTGCTTAAATCCTTGTCGTTCATAATTTTATATATTAATCTTTCGTTTCCCTTTGTCTATAACCATACCCACTAATCCCATAAACTCCTTTAACACAGCCAAGTTGGCTTCTGTGTTTTGAGCACTTCTTAGCGTATTGTTAGCTATCGCTCTTAATTGCGTTAGTTGCTGTTCTGCGAGAATATTGTACTTTGGGAAAATTTCATTTCCTAATTTTTCAAGAAGAGCACGTTTTACACTTACATCCTGTCGGATGCTATTCAGGTATGAACCTAAAAGGTTTGCCGTATCTTCTGTTACACCTTGTATTCCTTTTGTTAATCCGGAAGTGGAAGATTCCCCGGTAGCCGTAAGCGCTCCTCCGGTAGCTTTATCAAAGGCTTCAAGGAAAGATTGCGAGGCATCTATCATGGCTTTCCCCTCATTGTCGAAAAAGTCTTTTATAGCCCCTGCTGCAACAGCGCCATTGTCTTGAATATCTGTAAACTCCTTAAACAGGCCTTTTTCTCCGAAAAGTTTATCCTGTAACTTTTCAAACATGGGCTGTATTACCAAGTTCTTTAATATGTTGTTGGCAACACTTCGCATGATGTTGTTCACTACGTTGTCAAAAGCCTGCGCTGCATCTTCTCCGTTGGCAAAGGCTTCCGTTAGCGCATCGCTTATCTGACTTGCCCAATCCTGAAAATCTATTCCGTACAAATCTTTGGTGAGATCTTCCACGAAATAGGCGATTTGCTCGTTCAGTTCCGCAAGCTGGTTCTTATAGTCTTGTATCTTTCCTGCATCAGATTTCTTTTTCCCTTCTTCGTTTCTTAATTGTCCCTCTATCTCTGCTCGTTGAGAAACAAGTCCCACGTATTGGGCCTGATATTGTTTAAGGACGCTGTTATCAAGTTCCTTTCCTACGCCAACCTTTTCCAATGCCTCCAGCGCTTCCTTGTCTACACCTATTTTAAAGTTTAATCCCGTAAAACGCTGCAACCCGGCTGGGAGGCTCTCCATTGATTTTATCCGTTTTTTTAATTCTTCCACATAGTCCGAACCATCGTCCTTTAATACTCGGAATTGCATTTTATAGCTTTCGGTAAGCGAACTCCCGGCGCGTTTAACTTGTTCTTCCAACTGTTCATATAGCAACATGGCACGCTCTATGCTTTCGTCTCCACCAAGCGATCTATCTATGGATTTTCCTAATTGATTGTAGGCGGACTTTAATTCCTCAACTCTTTGTTTGCTACACTGGATACTTCTTTCAAGTCTTTTGTCATGTAGTTGCGCAATGCCGGAAATAAGGCTTAACGCTGCACCTGCTGCTGCTCCCCAAGGACCTGCTGATGCCCCGAATAAAGAAGTCGCCATTCCCATGCCTTGCGATGCTCCTTGCATCCCTCCTCCCAAAATTCCAGCAGCATCTGAAAGGCCTGTTCCCAGTCCAAGATTTTCAAACACTCCTCCTAAGAAATCCGCAGCTCCTGCAAGCGCATCAAACTTACCGATTACGCCTTGTATAGCCTTTGACTGGTCGGAATAAGCCGAATTTAAATCGTTCTCCGCTGCGTCTATTTCTGCCTTAGAAGCTCCGCTGCTCTTCAATGCTTCCAGCCTGTTTTTAGCCTCCTTAATGCTGCTAAAAGAGGCCTCCAACGCCTTAAACGGACTTCTTTCTGCAAATTCTCCACGAAGCTTACGCAACGCCTCTACCAATTCTTTGGTGTCTTCGATTGATAATCCTTGCTTTTGGGAAAATTCCTCTACCTTAGAAATCATGTCGTCTAACGTAGATGTAGATACCCGGTCAAGGTCATCAAAGATACGCACCCAGTCACTGCTTTCCTTGAATTGGTCGAATAGCACAGACGAGGTGTCTTCTTGCGCCCGCTTGTTTACTTCTTTTACAAGGGTGTCGGCCTCTTTGCTGCCTATGTTTCCCCTGTTTTTCTCTATATCTGCAATGCTCTTTTGACGGTTACGTTCAATGTCTTCTATCTTTTGGGAATAGTCTTTATAATCTTCTATCATGCCTGAAAGGTTTTCAATGCTTTCAGACCGCATTTTCTTGCCCTCCTCGCTTATTGCTTGATACAACTTTAAAATGATTCCTTCTCCGAATTGCTTCTTTACATCATCCTCTTTCATGGCAAGGACATCAGTAATGGAAAACTTGCTTCCTGTCTTTTTTAGGGCATCTCCAAGCTGATTGCGGAAATCTTCAACAATGCTTTCAAATGATATGTTTTCACCGAAAGCAATGTTCATGGAAAGTGCTTTGTTTCCGGTCGCATCAAATAGCTTTTTATACAAGTCCCATTTCTCTCCGGCTTGAGATATATATTTCTCTATTTCCTTTAAGGCGTTATCGGCTTCTTTTTTTGCGTTTTCAATCTGCTCTTTGTCTATCTTAACGCCAAGAGAAACATATAAATCTTTTTGCTTCTCCTTGCTTTGATCCAGCTGGCTTTGGATATACTTGTACGCCTTACTCGGATCGCTCAAGTCTAAATTTACCCCCTTGCTATCAAATACGGGTGCAAATTCGGGTATATTCTTTACTCTTTGAGAGGCCGATTCTTCCCCCTCTATTTTCCTCCATTTCTCGTAGCTGGATATAGCTTTTTCTATGAGGTCGGCACGATTCTTCCATTGCTCGGCAATAGGGTCTTTGGCTGTATCTGTTGACTTTTCTCTTCCGCCTAACGTTTCGTATATTTTCCTTGTCGTATCAAGTTCTTTGTTATAGGACGCTAATTGTTTTTCTGAAAATTTATTATCCGGATTAAGGCTGTCTATTTTCTTTTTTAAATCACTTATATTAGTAGACAACCTGCTCATGTATTCTTCATACGATTCACTCTCTTTAGGCTTTATGACATTCAAATCTCCAGCGAGCAAGTTTGCTTCCTTTTCCCAATCAGTCAATGGTTTACTTATATCTATTTGGCTCATCGAATGATAAGACTGTCTGGCTGTATCTATAATGTTAGCCAAGTCTAAACTTTGCTTTTCAAGTTCCAACAGTCTGTTTCTTGCTTTAGTAATATCCTCCGGTTTATATTTGGCAAAGGATAGTTCTCTTCCTGTCTCGTCAAACCTTCTATATCCACCCTCTCTGATAATCCCGGCAAGCCTTTCTCTTTCAACATCTACGCTCTGCTTTTGTATTTGCGCATTTGCCATGGTGCCGATAAATTGCTTTTTATACAATTCCTTTTGCTCTTGAGAAAGTTTTCGCATCTTCTCAACAGAAAGGGATATTGCTACTCCGTATTTGTCTGTTTGGGTTACTGCATCCTTGAAGGTGTTAGATAAGTTCTTGGTTATACGTCCTAATTCCCTGCTTTCTTCTGCGCTTTTGTTGGCTTTTTGGCTAAGGGTTTCGTATCGGTCTATAAGTCCGTCAACGGCCTTGTTCCCCTTCATCTTATCGTTCGTATCGGAAATAGTCTTATTTAAATCTGTAATAACTTCTGTTGTAGTTTTGACTTCCTCTCGAAACATAACCAATGCTCCTACTACGGTTCCGATAAGAGTTATAATCCAAATTATTGGATTCTTTTTCATTGCAGCGTTTAACGCATTTTGCACAACCAGCAATCCCTTAGTTGCGACATTTGTCAACATAACAGCAGTTCTATACGAACCATATACAAACGCCAACATGCCAAGTATATCGGCAACGGTTTCCCAATGTTTCATCAGCTTGGTAAGTATTTCCAAACTATCAGAAAGGACGCCACTATTACCCTCTGCAATGTCTGCCATCATTACATCCCAAGCATCTTGCAAGTTACTCCATTTACCCGCAAGACTTTCTGCGAGAGCTTCCTGCATGTTGTAGAATTTCCCGCCTTCATTGGTTAACTCCCAAAGAACATCTTTCACCATGCCAAAGCTGACTTCTTTTCGGCTGATCTTATCGAATACGTCTCCAGCACTAACAACTTTATTTTCAAGAACGGTAAACCGTTTCGCCAGCTCATCAACTAACGGAATGCCTGCTTCTGTGAACTGTCTAAGCTCTTGCCCGCGAAGAAACGCGGCACTACGAACTTGTCCGTATGCCAATATGATACGTCCCATATCAACACCGACACCCGCGGAAATATCAGCAAGCCGCTTAGTCGTATCGTAAAGCTCTTCGTAGGGGATACTATATGCAGAAAGCTGTTTTGCGTATGACGCTAATTCCTTAAACTGGAACGGGGAAGCCACCGCTAACTCCTTGATGCGGTTGAATATCGTTTCAGCTTTCATGCTATCTCCGATAATAGAGGTCAGTGCGATGCGTTGTTTTTGGAACTCCCCACCAATGGTATATAATCCCCTAACAAAACGCTCTACTGTATATATGGAATACACGTTGGCGATTTGATTTCTTAACTCTCCGGCTATTCGAGACTGGGAAGACATGGTTGTATTTGCCCGCTTCATAGCGGAATTATGCGTATCTGCGGCTTTTGCTGCTTGTAAACGGGCGTTTCTAAGCTGCTCAAGGGCCTTTTGAGAGTTGGCGTAAGCGTCGGCACGCATTATTTGAGAAACACCCCTCATGGCTCTTAATTCGCTTGTATTCACACCTTGCCCTTTAAAGGTTTCTGTAAGCTTCTTGATACTCTCACTATCCACCTCAAGCTTCACCTTGTACGTCTTGTTTTTCAGCAAGGAATCTACTTTATCCTCAATCTCTTTTACATCAACCTTCAATCCTACTTTCGCGCTGACGGTTGCGTGCATGTTGACGAGCTTTTTTTTGATAGCTTCGTATTCCTGTTCTGTATAATTTTTCAGGTGAATCCCAAAATTTAAATTTCCGAGGTCTGCCATGTCGATTGTTATTTTGTGTCCTTTTTAATAGCGTTAACGCCGTTTACTATAAAATCATTAAGAGATATTCTTTGTCCTTTAGCTTCCTGCTCTTTCCTTTTTGCCTCCCATTTTCTTGTCAGCTCTTTCATCTCTTTGGAAGTGTGCATTCCCTTGTCTGTCTTATCGTCATTATTGTACACTACAATAGGAGCATCACATATAAGAAGCTCATACAGAGCATTGGTAAGCACCCAGTCCATGTACCAGTTAGGGATATTCACCATTCCCCAAAAGAGAACGAGAGGGCGGGTTAATTCGGGATGTTTTTCTCCGTTTGCAAAGGCTGCTCCTGCCGAAGTTCTTGAAGGATACGATCTGCTTCCTTTCTCGTCATCGTCATCACTGTGTCCTTCATTCCTGTCAAGAACATGGTAATGTTCAAGTATTGAAGTCTCTGAAATTCCACTTTTTTTTTACCAAGAGCAACGACACTTGTCAGTTCTTGGTCCGTATATTTCTTCCACAGAATGCGCCAATGTATCCAATGGAAAAGCCTTATTTTCCACCAGTTATTCAGGATTATAAGGGACGCACATCGGGCTGTCACCTCATCGTCTTGTTTGCATGATATAAAGGTGTGCGTCAGCTTTCTTATCGTTCCCCGGTGAAGCCACTTTATTCCAATCTCCTTTTCGCGAAGAGATACATAGTCTGTGCTGTTCTCAAGCACTTCATCAAGTCTTTCCTGTTCTACCGAAGTAGGTTGAGTTATCGTTTTGTCGTTCATAATGTTTTGAGGTGTAAAAAGAAAAGGCGGCGGCATAAAGCTCACCGCCATTAATATTAGGTACCAGTACCAGCCTGTGTAACTTCTACTGCTGCTGCTTTGCTTGCGGTAGAAATGTTCACAATGGCAGTTCTGACAGATGCTCCATTATTTGCATCAACCTTGACCGTTACCACTTTGCCGCTTACGGAAGTCTTGCACCATGTTTCTGTTGATGAAGCAGATACTGGGCTTTCTTCTGTTGTAGCTGTAATGGTCTTCCCTGTATTATCAGCGCTGCTGACGAAAGACAGGGAAGTAGGAGCTACGGTCAGGAGGCTTTTTTTGTTAAGAACGCGATATTGTCGTCAGAAGCAGCAGTGGATGCTGCACCGTCTTCAATTTCAATCGTTCCACTAAGCGCAAATGCAAACGGAGTGGTGGATGCGTTCTCGAACAACGGGCGTGCGTAGATAGCCATTTTCTTAACCAATATACATTTCTTTCCGTCTTCGCTCAACAACGCAAAACCTGCATTAATCTTCTTACTGTTCAGAGTTACGGAGATTCCGGAATACTCTTGTCCGTTTACGGTAGAAGTTGCTACTTTGTTGGCTTCTCCGAGGAAGAAACTAACCAAATCCTCGCTTATACTTGGTACAGTAGCAGCGAAAGTAATATCGCCTGCCGTACTTGTTACAGCCCAGTCCGCTTGAAGACCATGTACCTTTGTACGGTTCAACGTGGGTTCTGCTTGGGACAGGTTCAGGGAATCCACAGTAACGGGCAAGTCAAAATCCGGCTCCACTGTTGCAAAGTCAGTAATACCACCCTTTACCAGCATGATAGAAGAAAGACCGCTAAACACTTCTTTCAACTCTTGTTTTGATTTCATTGCCATAATAAAAAGTTTTAATTGTTTATTTTATGTTTATTTTATCACAAGGTCAGCCCTTATCAATGTAGCGCTAAACCCTAATCCGTCATTACCTTTCAGTGTCAGCTTTGGGTTAGAGACGGTGATGACACTGTCACTAATCGGGAACAAGGAAAGGACTTTCCCAACAAGGGCATCCATTACATTTAAATCTTCAACGCCGCTTTTCTTTAATCTCACGTAGACCTCTACGGTGCAGTATGTTTGTACGTTTCCGAAACCGCATCCGTAAGTCGAGGAAGTCAATTGTCCCGGTAGTGATACTACTATGAAATTATCCATTTGCTTAGGAACGGCAGCGGGTCGGTCATTGGTAAACACGTTATCACTAACCGCAGCTGCTGCATTAAACAATGATTTAAGCGCGTCTTTGTATTTAAAATCCTGCTCGTATCCCATAACTTACATCGGTTTAAATGTCATCTTAGCTATGCTCTCTGCGTAATCGTATGTGTCGGAAAGCACATTCAGTCCTTTCTTGGATTCCAAATAGTTGGAATATTCAGTACCTGTGCACATTACCAACCCTATTACATCACGAGGAGACCTATAATTCTTGAGGAAATTTACAGATGTGGTTAATCCGTATTCTCCGTTAGTATCAATCAGATTGTACTTTTTTATAGGTATAAGCCTTCCGTTTTCATAGCTTCTTACCATTATCACTCCAAGTCCGTCTCCTCTGCTCAATTTAGGGCGGGTAGCGTTCTTTAATCCTTGTGTGACAACAGCGGTTATTATTCGGGAAAGCCCGCCTCTATAATAAATTCCGACAGCCAATGAAGTCAACGTATTTCCGGTTACATTATGATATTGCGCTGATACTACTCCGTCATGCAGGAGCTTAATGGCGATCTCCGTTATCCTATCCAACATATAGTTGTCAATAACAGAATTAATCTTCTTCTTCGCGTCCTCCAAGACTTTAGTATTATCTTCCATACCTTAATTTTTAGCCAGATTAAAATATAGCGTTGTCCCCATTTCCGTAGGATAGCAATCAGTTACGACACACGCTTTAAAGGTTCCGCCGTAGTCGGTAACGTCAACAAGGTCTCCCGCGATAATACCCTTCACAAGTCCGGGAATATCTATGGCGTAATCGCTTTTTATAACGTTGCTTTTCGTAAATGTTCTCAAAGAGGAGCTTCCATACTTGTTGCATTCTCCCTCATACAGAACTGTTTCCGATCCGTCTTCAAACGAGGTTTCCCCCGAAATACGATACACCTTGCATGTATGCGGAAAACGTGGATTGTTTACTTTCATAGAGGCCACCTTTTGTTCATGTTCATACCCAAGTTGACAATCTTAATAGACGATTTCTTAACATTCTCTCCATACAAAGCATATATGTCATTAGCCATTTGCCGTAAATTGCGCTTGTCATAAGCGGAACTCTCTGTACCGCCTTCTTTATGTTTCCAAACGCCATTGGCATCCTCTACACTTCCCGTTACACTCGGAGTGCTCGCGCACCACATATAAAGATCTGCCCGGCATAAGTCCTTGAGACGCTTTTCGATTGTAGTTACATCAGAACCGGAGGTGATGCTTCTGTCAATCAATATCGTATTGATTGCGTTGTCTGTAACCTCGAAGCCGACACAGCCACGAAGATATTCTTCAATGGTTGTGCCGGTAGTTGTATTTAGAGAATCTTTCATGGTTATTTACCCTTTATGTTCAAGTAGTAGAACCAACGAACCTTGTTAGGAACAACCAATCCGGTAACTTCCGATTTGATAGTCTGCGTCATGG